TCAAATCGAAGCATCGGAAGCTTCAGCAGCAGCGGCACTTCGTAGCTGGGTCAGATTCACGGCGGCACTGGTGAGGCTACTGGTAGCCAGGTGCAGGTAGCCTTGGGTCGTGACGATGGTCGAATGACCAAGCCACTCCTTGACCACCATCATGTCCACCCCGGCCCCCAGCAGGCGGCTGGCACAGGTGTGACGCAGGGAATGGATGACGCAATCCCCGTGGGTAACCCCGGCCACCTTCTTGGCCCGCTTCCAGATGTGCTGCGCCCGACAGGCGTTCAGGTCACCGAAGGGGCCTCCAGAGACTCCCTTACACGCATCCAGCGCCTCCCGGCACTTCTCGGTCATGGGCACGCTGCGGGGCTTGCCTGTCTTCAGGGCTGACTTGGTGTAGAGCTTAATCATCCCGACCGGGGACGAGCGCGGCATCTCCAGTTGATCCCACTTCAGCTTCAGGGCCTCGCTGAGACGCAAGCCGGACTCGACCAGTACCAGGAACAGCTTGTGGTAGCGGTGGGCGTTAAGGTGGCGTGGAGGGCCACCCTGGGGGCCGGGGCGTTCGTCGTCCAGGCGCAGCACGGCCGAGAAGATGCCGGCCTCGTCCTTGGGGGACATGAAGTATTCCCGCGCTCCTCGCTCCTTGAGTTGCTTCACCTTCGGGAAGGTCAGCGGGGCACCCACCCAGGTCGTCGGGTCTTCCTCACGCTGCTCGATGATGACGTTGAACATGCGGCGCAGGACTGCCAGGTGACGGTTCACGGTAGCCCCGGACAGCCCGCGCTCCTCTGACAGTACCTTGACGACGCGCTTTACGGCCTGTCCGTCGATCAGGGCCAGCGGCGTGTCGGCGCCGAGTATCTCCTCTAGCGTCTTCGCCAGCCGCCCGTACTCCAGAGAAGCCTTTATGCGGCCCCACACGGTCAGGTCGCGCAGGCAGCGGTCCAGGGCGGCCTTGAGCGTGAGACGGCCGTCAGCGCGCAGAGCGGAGACGTGAGCCACGCTTCCTTCGCCACGGACCAGCGCGACGATATCCGCCTGGGTCATGAGGGGGTTCTGGCGTACCGCCTCGGCCACCTCGCTCTCCTTGCGGATCGCCAAGTCCTTCTTCCGGGTGTTCGAGCTAACGACGATGCGCCGGCCATTCACTTGCAGGCGGATCATGTAGTACCGGGTGTCAGCTTGGCCCGGTTTGATGGTTCCCTTCAGTTCTAAAGGCATTTCGATCTCCTGAAACGAAGAAACCCGCCTCAGTGGGCGGGTTCGTCGGGTGTTGCGAGTGAATGAGGTCGGCTAGGCGGCCTTTGGCTCCGCTTTCGCCAGCAGTTTGTTGAACAGTTTGGTCAAGTCGTTGATGAACTTCTCGCCCTCGCTGGTCACAACCACTGTGTTGACGCGATTGTCAGACTCCAGCGGCTCCAGGTGGATCACAGGGCGGAGCGGCGACTGGACGACACCCTGCCGCTTGCCACGCAGGTAGCGGAGCTGGCGGGATAGGGTGGCGCCGTCCTTCGTGGGGTGCAGGTTGAGAGTCGCTGCGACTTCAGGCTGCGTGACGTTGGGGTACTCGACAGCTACCAGCAAGGGCAGCAGGTTCGAGATGGTGAACTGAGGATTCGCCTCCAGCTCCTTCAAAGTGTGCTGAAGCAATAGCCGCAAGATGTGCGCTGTCTGCTTCGATGTCAGGGAGTTCATCGGAAGTCCTTGCGAGCGGGGGCTTGCCCCATGATAGGTAAAGCATGATGAGTCCACAAGCGACTAAAGCGCTTGATGCTCCACTCCGATACAGCCAGAACTCTCCTCTCCTGAAGTCTTCGATGAGGCCGAAAGACATGCGGAAGTGGTGCAGCAGCGCGATGTGGGCGAGTAGAACGTGGATCATGGGTACTCCTTGTAACCGCAGGGGTTTGCGGCGGGCGGTATTTAAGACAGGGGAGGGTTCGTCGCGCAAGACGCTACTTTCGTCACATTTCGTCGTCTGGCGTCAGCGTATGTACGAAAGCCCTTGCTACAGCTTCGTCGAGGGTGACACCTGTAATTTCATCCAGTGTGTCATTCAGTCGCACCACCTCACTGTATGGGTACAGCATCAGCACCTCCCGCTGCGGTAGGCCATCAGGCCCCACGCGATCAGGACGGCCAGGTAGACCACGCAGTAGACCGCAGCGAGCTTGCCGGAACCGATGGATGCGACAGCGAACCCCAGCAGCGCCAGGGCGATCATGAGGACGCGAAGGATCAGCGGGTAACGTGAGGGTTTCCCCATGCGTATGACTCCTTGAGACGAGTTAGGAATAAAATTCACCCATTACGCGCAGCCGGGGGTGGCTCTTATGGAAGAAGACGAGCGTTGCTTCCTCTACCGTGGGCATTTGTTGATGTGCGATCCCACACGCCTCGACGGCGGTGGGTACAAAGCGAACGCAGTGGTTGTCCGGGCTGACCAAACAGGGGACACCGTGATCGCTGCATCGCTTGAAAAGCTGGTCTTCATTTCCGAAGAAGCGGCCGTGGTGCACGCAAAGAATTGGGCGGCCCATTGGGTAGACGAACAGGCAGGCCGTTAGTCGGCTATGGAAGAAGATCAGACGCGCATCAAGTGGGAGCGCATCCGGCTGGGTGAGAACACGATGGGGCCGTGGTACGCGCGGCTCCCGTCGCGAGATGGCGTGTGCTTCGCGACCATCAGCGAGTGCCTGGACTCCCGCTGGGTGGTGAATCTGTTCCCGAAGGGCCGCGACGTAGCCATGTGGAGCTGCTACGTCCCGACAGGGGAGAAGGGCAAGGTGTGGATCGAGCGGTGGACGCGCCACCACTGGCAGTCGGTGACTAGCTCCCCGACTCAATGAAGGCGGGCTCGTCGTGTCCGTGGATGTGGGTGTGCCGGAACTCATCGACCGCTGCTTCGTACCGCTCATTGCCGGCCGCATCGGTGTACCAGTAGCCGATGAGGCAGATGTCCACCTCCTCGCGCAGCAGTTCGTTGTCATCCGGGTGCGCCGCGTCCTCGCACCACTTGACGAACTCCGCAACGTTGAAGCGGGTGATGTCCGCGTATTCATCCCCGTCCAGATCGGTGCTCACGATTGCGCCAGTAGCGTCGATCACGATGGCCCCGTGGGAGCCGAGAATTGTCCTGTTCATGCGTGTGCATCCCGTGTGCGGAGGTACTCATGGACTCGATAGAGTCGCTCGATCCCCGGTGTGTTGTTTTCGATCCAGCTCTCGATGTTGCCGTTGCACCATGCGTCTTCCATCAGGTGCACTTCGTCAACCTCATCGGCCATGTCCGCCGCGTAGGCTTCGATCATGGTCTGGAGTTGGTTGTGATCCCACGTTTCCACCTCGCCCCACTGACGCCAGTCAGACGTGTAGAAGGAAATGAACCCGCTGCGTGAGGTGTGCCGCTCCTCAGCCTTTTCGGTCATCGTTCCCGGTGAGATGTTCTCGAACATCCGCCGCGCCTCAGTGGCCGCAAGCGTCACGAAGATGCGATCGGTCTCGAAGTTGTAGAACTTGGGAGACTGCATCGACTCGAAGCACGCCTCGAATCCCACGGCTTCGCAATACTCCTCAACGAACCGCGCCGCGTAGCTTTTCTGGACATCGTGCCAGCTACAGGAATACGTCAGGCGCTCCACAAGGCCCCGGTTCGCGTCCCCTTGATCGTCAGAGAACATCGACTGTGCCGCGTAGTCCAGTTGCGCGTCATGCGCGCTCCCGTAAAAGCCCGCGAAGGGAATGCAGGCGGCCAGTAGTTGTGTCATGTCAGTACCCCATGCTGCGTTGATAGCGAGCCATATCGGCCCGTGCGTCAATCAGGGAAGCCAGCGCAGCCTTGAAGGCATCGCGGGCATCAGTGAGGCGCTGGCGTAGGTCTTTGCAGAGCCGCGCGCCAAGCGCACCGATCCCCTGCTGTTCACGCCATGCGTCCCGTGCATCCTTGAAGGCATCGCGGGCGTCAGCGAGGGCCTCCTCAGCCGCCATCTCCGCGTGCCAGTAGCTTTGGTACTCGCACTCACGCTCAGCGTTGACGCGCGCCAGTTCGTCACCGGCCCGCGCTGCATCCTCAGCCGTATCAAACAGGCGGAGCTTCCCGCGCATGGCGTCCAGCACCACGTAACCGCTGTCTACGCTTTCGATGTAGCCCGCGAGGAACAAAGTGCGGCCCTTGCGGGAAGGGAGCTGCCACACGTTGCCGCGATACGTGGCATCAGCGAACTCGAAGTCAGTGAACCAGCCCGTGTGCCCAATGCTCCGCACGAGGGCATCACTCGCCCCGATGTCGCGGAGGTGGCGCATCACGGCGCTATCGACGCTCGCGTGGTTGCCGCACTTGCTGAAGTTGAAAGCTGGCATTGTCGTTGTCCCGTCAGAAACCAGTGAGGCCCACTTAGGATCGAATGGGCCTCGCTTGTGTCTGTCAGTTGAACCAGCGGCGAGCCACGCTCAAGCTCAGCTCCCGCTTCGCCACGCGGCGGATGTTGTCTCCCCAGCTTTCGTCTTCGCTCGCCGGCTTGTTGTCATCGCGCCAGTAGTCCCACAAGGCGGAAGACAGCACGGCGCAGACCGCGCGGCGGTACTCAGTCGGGAAGTATTGGCCGGCGCAGTAGCTCAGCCGTTCCCCATCCCACGACAAACGGCCCGAAAAGGAACCCGTAAGAGCCAGCTTGAGTGCAGGCGCGTCGATGCTGCGACGCTCGACAGCGCGTAGCAGTTCTTCCGCGTGGTGGCGATCCTTCGTGATCCCCCGCATCTCGCTGCGATACGAACTCACATCCCCGTAGTTCGCATACTCCAGCCCCGGCCGTTGCGCGATGAATTTCCACAGTGCCGCAATGATCGCGTCGCGTTCGTCGATAGAAGTCATGTCGTCATCCCTCAAAACCAATCAATCATTAGTGCGCAATGAAGCCCACGAAGGTCACGACAGCGATGCTCACGGCAGCGCAGTAGCCCACAAGGTTCGCCAGTACGCGGCGGTTGCTACGACAGGGCCGCATGGGTGCCGGCTTGTACCCCATGGACACTGCGGGGCGCTGCGGCTGGCGATTGTGGAACGGGTACGGGTTACGGTCTGCACGCATGTCATGCGCTCCTTGTGTTGGGTAGGAACCAGTGAAGCCCCCTCAACGAATCGAAGGGGCTGCGCTTGTGCCTAGTAGGTGAAGCCAGCAAAGAGAACCGTTCCCGGCTTGACGTACAGCCATCGGTTCGTGTCTTCCACATCCACCAGTTGCCAGCGTTTCAGGTCAGCGCGGTAGCACTCGACCATGTAGACCTTTCGCGCTGACTCCTTGCGCTTGACGTACTCACCCTTGAGTTCGTGTACCGGCTTGCTGCATTCGTGATCGAGCATCGTGCCCCCCTTCGTTGTCCGTGAACCGTGGCGTTGTCTTCTGCGGCCCTTGAAGCGTGTCTCGCTATCCATGTCCCACTCCCGTTGTGCACCCCTTGAATGCTTCCAGTCATGCCGTCCGGTGCGTAGGCGGCATGAGTCGAGTCACTCAGTGCATCTGTGGCATCGTCATCAGGCACGCCGGGTGGCGCCGCTGGATCGTGAATAGCCGTGTCAGGTGTCGGTCGGTGTTGCGTTGACCGTGTTGCATACACTACATCATGTTTGATCGTTGTCAAGTCAGCAAGTATCAATCCGTATTGCAGTGCCTAGCAAGGCGAGCGGCAGGGCCGTCATTTGCGGTTCGAGTTCGTCGGGGGCCATTCGGCTAGTCCCTTGGTTCCCTTGCCGCTCCGCGCTATCCCTAGGGAAGCTCGCGGTGCCTTGTGATCCTTCACTGCGCTGGCCGGTGAGCTGGCGAGCTGGTCGGTGGCGTCGTGCCGTGACTTGGATGCAAATATACAGCATGTTTGATCGTTGTCAACACCTCAAGCATCTGGAAGGCGGAAAACGATAGATAGCCCATCAGGCGCCGTGCGTGGCCTTGTGGGGCCGTGGATGATTGCGTGGGGCCGTGGGTTGCCTAGGAGATCGCGTGGGGCGTGTGGGGCAGCGCATGAGGCCGGCGAGGGCACGGCAGGGCATCGGCGAAAACTACAGATGAGGACAGACAAGCACACGCGCATTGCGGCCCGCTTGGGGCCTTGCTTGGCTCATTCGGGGCCGTTGCGGGCTGCATCGGGGCTGCTAGGGCATAGCGCAGCAGATATACAGGCTGGCGCGGATGGCTCAGTGGTGCGGGCTAGGGCCATCAAGTGCCGCCACAGGTGCCGCGAGGGCATCGGGATAAGGCAGCGCGCGCGCGTTTCTTCACGTCACGACGCGAGGCGCGCGATCATTGACGCGGGCACGGGGGGATGCGCGCGGTTCAGAATCTATGGATACCCCAACGAAAATCTCTGCTGAACATTTCAGGGGCCTGGGATGACCCCTTCAGGACACCGAAGGACACAGCTTGGCGTCGATAGTGCCGTGTAGCTCCGCGTGGGTCACCGTGCCGGTAGCAGGATCGACCGTCAGCTCCAGGCTGCACGAGACGGGAGACGTGCTGTAGCCGGTGACCGTCGAGGTGTAGCCGCTGAAGAACTGGCCGTTCACGGAACCGGAGAAGCTCCCCGAGGACACCTGCGGGTTCGTTTGGACACCTGTCTGCTCCCAGCGATAAAGCTTCTCACCCGTGCCGGGATCAACCACGATCCACTTTCGCGGCCCGCCGTTCACCATGCACATGGGGCTGGTGTAGGGCTTGCCGTTTGGAGCGATGTCGGTACAGGAGGATGGGTCTTTAACCTCCTTCCGTACCTCGCCCTTGTTGTCGATGCGGGACGGCTTGCCGAGTTGGGCCACGGCCACAGCTACAGGCTGACCTTGCCAGCGGGAGGCCACGGACTGGAGGTGCTTCGGGGAGGAGGCGCAGCCCGTGAGGGCCAGGAGGGCGGTCACCGCAAGAGTCCGTCGCAGCATCTTTCAAGTCCTTGTACGTGTTGAGGAAATGATATAACCGGGAACATAGGAGCAAGGGAAGGAGCAAGAGAACCTAATGATCTCTTTAGGTGTCATGTAGAGCACCTCAAGAGTCATCAGGAGGAGAGCGGGTGATCTCCTTCCTCATCCCCTCACGCAGCCCAGGGAAGGGGGTAGGGAGGGATCACCGAGGTGACCACTCCCACTGTTCCCCTGCTCACACCTTCAGGGCCTTGATGGTCTCCACAGGCAACCCGGAGTTCGGGTCAAGCTCACAGGCGATCTTCACGGCCACTGCTGCGGACTTGCCGGCGTGCATGGCGCCGAGGGCGAAGTCAGCTCCGCTACCGATGGCATAGCGAGTCCCTGTGATGTCCATTGCGAGACCATCGCCACTGTAGTGAACAACACGCCCGTCTAGGTGCATGACCAGGGTGTCGTACTCCCCTTCGGGGATGGTCGCTGGGTCGCCGAAGAAACTGCGGAAGAAGCGGTGGATGTCCGCAACGATCCCCGCACCGGCCCCTCGGGAGCCATCAGGGAGCTGCTGGACTTTCGAGCTGGTGTGCATGAAGCCCCCAGCGATGCGAGTGTCCACCGCGATGTTCTTGCCGTCGTAGGCGACAGTGGTCACTTGGTCTCGGTCAGAGCCTTGAGCATCGAATCGAACTCAGCGACCTCGGCACGATAGTCGGCGATGAACTCCGGGATGTGCTTGGCGACGTGGACGATGGCGACGATGGCAGCGGAGGCAGGCAGCAACGTGTAGCGAAGGAAAGGCCACACACGCGGGAACCGGGTGAGGAAGCGGCCGAAGGAATTGAGGTTGCTCATTTGCTACTCCAGAGTTTGATCTCGGCACCACGACGATTCGTGAGGCCGTCATTGATTCGGAGAACGCCATTGACGGTCTCCTTGTTCCACCGCGCGAGCTGCACGGGGACGGACGCGTAGTCGCCTGCATTGAGCAAGCGAAGCAGCGTGGAAGTCAGGAACTTGGTCTCGCCCTCGTTGAACACAAAGGACACGAGAGCGATCCACTGCGGCTCCGTAAGAGCGACGTGGACATTCTTGGATACGCAGTTGGTGGCCCACGCGAGATCGCGTAGGAGGAGCGCACGCGAGGTCTCAGGGGTGATGCGGAGACCAGGGGTAACGTCGAGGCCGGTGTGGCCCACGCCGATGGTCAGGGTGCCGTTGGTGTCACGATATGCGACAAGCCTTTCCCCCTCGACTTTGACCATGAAGTCGAGGAGGCGGGTGGTGATCTGATAGGTTATGGGTACTCCAGGGGGAAGGAATGACTTATGCGCTTTCGACTGTTCGCTGTTGCTGCTGTGTGCGCTTTATGTGCGCCGGGAATCGTGTCGGCGCGCGGCTACACTGTTTACGGGGCCGGAGCCGCAAGCTGTGGCACCTGGACAACTGACCGAGCGCACCATCTCGACGCAGATCTCCTGGGATGGGTCGCCGGTTTCGTCACGGCTTCCGGTTACTACGATGTGGATGGCGCGCTCAAGCAGGAAGACACCAACGCGCTAGACGCCTATGTAGACGCGTACTGCGCGGCTCACCCGCTTGATCGGGTCGAAATAGCTACGCAGCACCTCGTTGACGATCTTATGGACAAACCAACTCAGTAGTTGTCGCAGAAGTTTGGCCCGGAGGGTCGATGAGGGTAAGCGAATGCAGAACAACGATCTAAACAACACGGCACGGGATACGATAGAGAAGTTCCGTCGCGACCTGCACGGGGTCGTGTTCCGTGGAGAGCCTGTGGCAGCAAATATAGGCGGGGTAGTCGGCCAGAACAGCAGCGCTGTGAGTGTCCTAATCGAGCAACACAGAGACGTGCTAGACCAGCTCGCTGCGAAGTGCGTAGAGCAATATCGCTGGGTCAATCAATACGCTCTCATTCCGAGCTGGATACATACAAGAGAGTGGGAGCTGTATACGAAGTCACAGCTCCAAGCGCTGCTTCAGTTCTGCGATCAAAGGCTGCATGCTCTGCTGCCTGCTTACGAGTCCAACGGGCTTAAGCACGACGGCTATCTGGACATTCTGCGGAGGCACCATGAGGACGTCGAGACGAACGTGGTTCTTATGCTAAGAACGGCGCGCGCAGAACAGAAACGTGCGACAGCGAGGATGGGCCTCAGCTTGTTGGAGAGGGTCTTTTGGCTCGCGGTGGGCGCGGTGATTAGTGCGGTTGTTCTATCTATTCGCCCACCGCATTAGCTATCCTTTGCGGCCGCTCAGTAGTTGTCGAAGAAGTTCGGCGCTGCCGGCCGATGACCGAAGACGCTCTCCGCGAACTTCGCGTACTCGATCTCCATCAGCTCCTCCATCCGCTTGTCTTCCTCGCGGGAGATGTCGCGGTTGAGGTACTCGCTCCAGTACGCGACGGCCATTGCGAGCGCATCGAGTCTGTCGTCGTGCCGTAGGGCGCCACGGTCGCGGGTGATCCGCGTGAGCTGGTGGAACAGTTGGAACTTCGGTTCGCACTTCTGATCCGCACGCATGAGCGCGGCATCCACGATCAGTCGGTGCTGGTTGAGCACAGGCTCCAGCGTGTCGATGATGCGGCGTTCCTTCTGACCGACACTGCGAGTCTCCTCGACAGCGCACGGGTAGATGCGGCGGAGCACAGGCTCCAGCAGCTTGATGAACATGCCGTCGCCGAAGTTCGACTCGACCAGGATCATCTTGACCTTCTCGGCACGGGCTACGTGCGCGATCTGCTCAAGAGCCTCGTCGTCATAGCCGCCCTTCAAGCCCCCTGCACGACGCAGGAAGACCATGCCGCGCAGCAGCTTGGTCACGGTGTAGCCCGTCTCGTCACCGCCGCGTCCCGAGGGATCGACGGACATGACGGAGCCGGTGTACTCCTCGACTTCCTTGGCGAGATACATCGGTCGGTGCAGGCGGTCACCAGTGAATCCCACAGCGGGGATGTCGTCGATCACCTGCTCTTTGCCAGAGGCCCACATGATTCGGATGGGTGCCGCTTCGCGGTCTACGTCCATCACGATCAGGTCGGATAGCTTCAGCGGATACCGCTCAGCATCGGACAGCGTGGTGTCGAGCATGAATTGCAGCAGGAACCCGCCGCGACCATAGGACGCCTCACGGCGAAGAAGGTCATCCTCATGGAACCGGGAAGGCTCCACGGGTTGCCATGCAGACCCAGGGTTGGCCTCGAAGTGATCCGCGATGAACGGAGCGAGCCGACCGCTGTACTGGTTGAAGTGCTTGCGATCCTTCGGATACCGCGCGGGCCAGATGCGAATCTCATAGCCACGCGAGGGGAGCTGGTTGTAAATGGACTCCTCGGTCTGAGGTGTGCCCAGGTAGACGATCTCTGCGTGAGCCAGTGGCTTCAGGATCGCGTCGAACTCTTTGATGAGTTCACCCAGCTTCTCGCGTTGAGCGACAGTGGCCGAGTTCTTCACCACTTCCACGTCATCCGCGATGATCGTGTCGGCGCGTGAGCCGGTGAGCTGGCCGGTGATACCGACAGACTTCACGGAAGGGGACTGGTCGGGTTTCGCAGGGCCGACATCGAACGCGAGGTTCGAGTTGCGCTGGTCGCCCTTGGGCTTCAGATGAGCCAGTTCGGGAATGGTCTCGATCAATCGCTTGGTGAAGATCGAGAAGGCGTCAGCGCGATCTTTGGATGCGGAGACGACGAGTACCTTGTGTTGCGCGTCTTTCCACAGGAGCCAGCAGACATACGCTGCGGTGATCCAGGATTTCCCGATGCCTCGGAAGGCTTCGATGACGCGGCGGCGAGGGCCGTATTGCAGGTAGGCAGCGATGTCGTACTGGACAGCAGTCGGCGCCGGTAGGCCGAGCTGCTGCCAGATATGGTAGACAAAGTTACGGAAGTCCTCGAACGGATGCGGCTCGCTCAATGGCTCCGGTCAGAGCTTGCGTCGAAGGGGAACTCCTTGAGCTTGTCCGCCAGCTTGCCAGCGGGACTGCCAGGTACGATGACGGCTTCGATGCCGTTGTCTTTGACGAACTGTCGGGCGACGTTGAGGATCGCAGCGAGTCCCTTGGTGTCCGTATCCATGCTCTCGATGGTGTCGGTGAGCTTGTTGGCGATAGCGGAGTGCAGGGCTTCGAGTGCGTCCTTACTTGCTGCCACTACCGCCACCGAGGAAGCGAGCGAACAGACTCTCCAGCGCGGTCGTCCCGAGGGACGCCAGGGCCGCAGCGAGACCCACATGGGCCGGGAAGGACAGCGTGGGGAAGATCACGACGGCCAGCGCGGCACTCATGCTGAGACCGGCCGTGGTGATGCAGCGGGCGAGGGCGATCTTCCAGTTGGAAGGGCCGCTCGAAGCAAGGGTTTTGCCGAGGCCGATGACGGCCCCGGTGATGCCCAAGGTAGCGAGTAGTTTCGTGTCGTTGTCCATGGTTACTTGTTGGTCGAGTAGGAGAGGGTGTAGTTCACGTACACCACGAAGGACGATTGGCCGTCCGAGATGGTGCAAGCCAGCACGCCGGTGATGGCGCCGACAGCGGCAGTCACGACACGGGAGATGGTTGTGGACTGTCCGTTCGGGCTGGTGATGGTCGGGGCGACGCCGTTGCTCACGGAGACGATTGACCAGGTGTAGCTGTACGAGCCGTTGCCGTTTGCACCGTAGGCCGCTGTAGCATTCGAGGTGACGTTGCCGGAATTCGGGACACCCTGCGCGCCACCTGAAATGCTGGTGGGACTGGCAGAGCCGCTAACGGGTGTGTAGGCAGCGAACGCGAGCACCCAGGCGCCTCCCTGTCGCCTGTAGATGTTTCCGATCTTGGTCTGGATGCCGCCGGTCTTACGTGCTTGTCCTTGCACCGGATCGCGCCACCCGCCGCCGCTTCTAATCTTCAGCATGGGTCACCAAATCCACAGGTCACCGTCTTGCGCAGCGCCGCCTGGGTCACTGCCCTGGACGAAGATGCGCGGCATGCCTACCCAACCAGCACTGTTCGCCCATAGCCTGTTCATCTGGCCTGCGAAGTACGCGTTGCCATTGTGCTGAAGGCCGCTGCCGTTGCCGTTGATGTACGCACCGCCGTTACTTTGGGTGGTCAGGCTGTTGCCTGCTACCTGACCGGCACAGTTCCAGTTCGTGACGCCTTCGTGGATCACGCGGTACGCGTTGGCACCCATCGACCAGCCGCCGACCTTCCACTGGTTGTCGGTGTCGATACCGAAGTGGGCGCCGTACTGACCGTCGCGGAGGAAGGACATGACGGCCGCTGCGTACTGGTTGTTGTTGTTCGCGATGCACAGCGCGGTGGCGTTGTTGTTGACGATCCCCGAGATGTTAGGAGGGCTACCGCTGGCGAGAACCGTTCCGTCTTTGGAGGTACGCACGCCGACAGGCAGATAGCTGCCAGGGTCGAAGTTGCCCGCATGCCACACGGCCTTACCGTTGACCTTGTAGCCACCCAAGGTGTCCCACGTACCCGTGCGGGCGTCGTACACGCCACGAACCGTATCCGTGTAGTCCGCAAGACCGAGGCCCCAATGCAAATGCACACGGCTGTTGTGGGTAGCGTAGGAGGCGCCATCGCCCGCACCTGACGCGAAGAAGCACCGACCTGTTGCCGAGGGCATATCAACGAGTCCCGAGAAGGCGGGACTTGCCAGCGGTGCCTTGGCATCAAGCGTGCCCTGTAGACCCGCGAGGTCGGAGATGCCGATCACCACGTTGCCGGTGCGGCCGGCGACAGTAGTGACGACGGTCTGGTTGTCGATGCGATCCCAGGAGTCGCCGTCGTAAACGAGCATGTCGCCTACGCCGTACTTGATGGTGCTGACGGTGCCGGCAGCGGAGACGATGTAGAAGTCGCCGACCTTCGGACTGTCCGGCATTGCACCGGATGCAGCAGACCACTTGCCTCGGTAGATCAGCGCGCCGATGGCGGTGAGGCGGGCCTGCTCGGCCCAATGGAACGCCGAGAAGTTACCAGGCGAGACCTGGACGTTCACCGGAGCGTTCGCGTATTGCAGGGCGAGGCCCTGCGCGGTTTCCGCAGCGCCCTTCGAGGACAACGCGGATGCCGCAGAGAAGCCGGCATTGTCGGAGTTGTTCCTGGAGGTCGTCGCGCTGCTGGCCGCAGCCACCGCAGACGCGTCAGCCGCAGCAGCCTTCGTGGTCGCCGTGGTTGCGCTTGTAGCAGCGTCAGTGGCCTTCGAGGTCGCGTTGGAAGCCGAGGTGCCCGCAGTGACCGCAGAGGCAGCAGCGGCATCCTTAGCGACAACGGAAGCGGCGCGGGCTGTGTCGGAGTCAGTAGCGGACTTCAGCGACGCCGATGCGAAGGCCGAAGCCTGCGACGAGGACGCCTGTGCTTGCGCGGCGGCACCCGTCAAGTTCTCCGTAAGGGACGTGACGGTCTTCTGTAGGGCCGGGAAGGTCGGCAGGGTGACGATGGCACCCGTACCGTCTTCCATATCCACCGTGCCGGTCTGCTTGGTGAGCAAGTCGCGCAGTGCGTTCTTGTATCCGTTCCACTTGTCGATCAGAGCGGAGATGCGAGCGGCTAGAGTCGAGTTCGAGATCGAGCCGGGGTTGTCGTTTGCGGAGATAGTTACCTCAGCCCGAGGGCGTAGATTGAGATGGCGGTGACGTGGAAGTAGTCAGGGCGAATCTGCCCGGTGCCGTCGATGCGAACGCGGTAGCTCACGGCGCCTGTGGCTGCACCGTCCAGGGCCATCATTGAGTCGTAGGCGGTGGAGGAGACGTTCATGTAGTAGGCGTGTTGCTTCATCACTACCCACGTCGAACCGACCAGCTTCTCCAGAATGATGAGTCCTGTGCAGGGGTTGGAGCCGGGGTTGTGGATCTCACACTCAACGTGCAGCACGGGCACTTGAGCTTCCCCAAGGAGCACAGGGGTCGTCAGGGTGATCTGTGCGCCGACACCGCCGACGTTCGCCGCGATGTCGCCAGTCCACGACGTGTAGGTGGACTTCTGCAAGTTGCCGATCATGTTCTGAGCGGTGATCTGTCCAGCGAACTTGGCGTTGCCCGAACGATCGACAGAGAAGACTGCGTTGTTCCAGTTCTTCGCCCCGGCACCGATCCACATCGGATAGGCATCGCCAGGGTTGTTCGTCATCTCGCAGCGGAACTCCAGCGGGTTGATGATCGCGCCGTTGCCGTCGAGCTGGAACGTGCGGAACGTACCGCCGTTCACCGTGCCCAAGTTGGCCGTGATGGCTGACAGGGAGTTCGCAGTGATCTTGTTGGCTGTCACTGAGCCATCGACGATGAGCTGACCCTGGATGCCCACGGTGCTCACGCCGCCGACCGTGCCGACAACGAACGGATACTTGAGTTGCGCCACGCCACCCGTAGTGGTGTAGGTCGGGGAGACCATGGCGAAGCGGTCAGCCATGACCGTGAAGGTCGAGCCAGTCTTGCTGTCGATGCCCAGGCCGATGCCGGCGATCACAGGGATGCCGTCGATCTTTCCGCCATTCATCTTGACCGACCAGTTCGCCTGCCATTCCGGGTTTGCACCAGGATCAGGATTGCCAACCACGAGGGCCTCGAAGCGGCTCTGTAGGTTCGCGAAGGAACCGTTGGAGAACGCCTCGACCTGGGTGGTCGCGATGGCCTGCGCGTAGTCCTTGGTGGCGTAGGAGGTCTGCATGGTCTGCGAGATGGCCTTGTCGGCCTTGTCGAAGTCCGCAGCGACCTTGGTGATCGCGGTGGATCGTGCCTCGGTCTCATTGGCAATCGCCTGCTTCACGTCGGTGATCTGCGCGATGCTGTCGTTGATGGCCGCGCTGAGCTGCGTGGCGGACGTGGTGCGTGCCTCGGTCTCCGTGGCGATGGCCTGGTTGACCTGGATGAACTGCGCAGCGGAGTCGTCGAACTTGGCGAACAGCTCGGTGATCTGCGTGGCGACGGACGAGTGATCGTCCACCAGCGCGGTCAGGCTGGTCTCTGCGATAGCGATGCGTCCTTCGAGCTTCCGGCGTTCGTCGAACGTCTGGTCGCTGCGGAGGAGTTCTTCCATCAGCGTCTCGGCCGTGTTGTCGATGTCATCGAGCCGGGTCACCAGGATGCCCATGATGGGCGACTGCATGATCGCGTCGATGATCTGCTGGATCGGCAGGGAAGGCTGGTCGCCTTGACCGGGCCAACCAGAGCCGCCGCCAGGAAGGCCGCCAGCACCGTAGGTGCCGAAGTCGAGCTGCTCCTGGATGATGTAGAGGAGCTGTGTACTGTTGAGGTTCAAGTCACGCGCTGGTAGCTGCGTGCCGTCTTCGACGACGACGAGGTTCCTGTCGCGCGGAGTGAACCTGCGGATGGTCACGAGGATTCCCGAGGGAACCTCGGCGGCCAGTTGAATTGTGGTGGGGCCAGTCCAGGTGAAGGACTGCTCCACAGCATCCCCCACATCCCCTGCGAACACCCGGATGTCTTCGGAGTGCAGGTAGGGGAAGGGGATGGTGTACGTGACCGCTGACTCCGCGAGGTACATCACGAAGGAGTAGCCACGAGCCAGTGGGTTCAT